TTTTTCCTCTGTCCAGCTTTCAGAACGGGAACGGTCTTTCCATGTGGTATTTATGCATTTCCCGTTTGTTAATTGAAAAATCAATTTGTTTGGTGCGGGAACAAGAATTTTTTCAACTTGATTTTCAAAGATATTTGCATCAAATTCAGTAATGCTCAGTATCTCACAGCAAACAGAGATCAGCGTACTTTCAGGAATTTGTTTTGCTGTGGGACAATATTTTTTTCCTCTTGTATTGTAAGTTGCACAGATCCAGACATTACCTGTTGCGGTTATTTTATGCCGATAGTTTTTTCCACAACAGGTGCATTGTATTTTTCCTGTAAACGGATATGAGACAACAGATTTTGAAGTGGAAAATCGCTGATGCTGTTCTTCCAGTTTCTTTTGAACAGCATCAAAAATACTTTTTTCTATGATTGCTGGATGACTTTCTTCTACAAAATACTTTGGCAGCTGACCGTCATTTCTTATCATTCTCTTTGTCAAATGATTTTCCCGAAAACGTTTCTGTAAAAGCATATTTCCGGCATATTTTTCATTCTGCAAAATCCTATGGATATCTGCAGTAGTCCACTCACAGCCGTTGATCGTAGCAATTCCCATTTCATTCAGCTTATTGGAAATCAATAGTTTTCCGTTTCCACTTAGATAGTTTAAAAAAATAAATCGGACGATTTCAGCTTCTGATTCCACTATTTCCAGACTGCCATTTGTCGTTCTGTGATAACCTAACATTCGTATATTGCAGATTTTGCCTTGTTCAAAATCATTTCTGATTCTCCATTTTTGATTTTCACTGGCAGAAAAACTTTCTTCCT